AGATGGTAATGAACTTTCTAAAGGAACGTATGAAGTATGTCCATGTACAGCTTTACGTTGGTACGGGGTGGCTGGTGAGAACTATGGGCGATCTCATAGTGAGGATACCTTAGGTGACCTCCAGTCGCTAGACAGTTACACAAAGGCTATGCTTGATGGTATGGCAGCAGCTACGGCTTTCTGGATGTGCCTTGACCCAAGTGGTATCACTGAGATTGATGACATCTCAAACCAATCTAATGGCTCTTGGGTTCCTGCTAGGAAGGAAGATGTGTTTGTATTGTCTCCTAGTCAAACAATGAATCCTCAGATTGCTGCTGCTCAAGCAGCGGTAGAAACAATGAGACGAGAGATTGGTCAAGCATTCTTAATGACTGCTGCTGCCCTGCCTAGTGGAGATCGGGTAACAGCTACAGCTGTGCGTATGATTGGTTCTGAATTAGAAACAGTTCTTGGTGGTGCCTTTGGTGCTATTGCAAGAGACTTAATGGAACCAATTATTAAACGAGTGATCTTCCTAATGATTGAAGATAATCAACTAGACAAGAGAATGTACAATCAATTCTTTAATAAGGATGGTACTTTAACTGTTGAAGTTGTTACAGGTCTACAAGCTTTATCACGGGATACTGATTTACAGAAGCTGATGCAAATGGGTGAGATGGTGCGTAACCTACCGCCTGAGGCACTACAAGCATTCAAGTGGGAAGAGTATGCCAAGGCTTTGATCTCGTCTCTTGGATTTGATTCCCGTAACTGGGTTATCTCTGAAGAAGAGAAGAATCAAAAGATCCAAGAAGAGCAAGCTAGACAAGCTCAAGCAATGGCTCAGCAACAATCTCAGGCTGCTTCTACTCAAGTCATGGCTGCTGCAGGAGCTAAGGCTGCTGAAATGGATATACAACAAAATGGTGGACAAGGTATAGCTAATGTCTTACAAAATTCGGGGGCTGATATGTCAGCTTTCCAAGGAATGCAATAATTATGGCTAAAAAAACAAAGTGGAAATAATCCAAGAAAGAAATACAAATGATTCACACACACACAATGTCTCAAACAAAGCAAATGAAAGAGGATATGTTTATTGGTGCTTCCACTAATTTTACATCTGTCGCTTCTTATGTTGAACATGTTAGTTTAACAAGTATGGCAAATGACAGTACTAGTTTATTTATTCCCTCAGGTCCATATACACATGTAAGAATACATCCTCTTTTAGCAGTATATGGATCTGGTAGTGGCATACGTGTAACAGGTTGGTCTAAGCTGAGTGGTACAAATACTTACTACCCAACACTGTTGTTTGCAGGTGCAATTGCAGGAGTTCAGGCTACTTCTATGATAACAAACAACACTGTTAACCTTAAGGGTGTACATGGTATCACAGTAACAGCGGGTTTTGGTGCAAATACACTGATTAATAACTCTGCTAACTTATCAGTAGCATCAATAGTTGTTCCATCATTTGGATCTTCTTTTTTAGAAGTAGATTTTTTAGTATCAACTACTGGTGTTGCAAATAATTGCAATATTCTTTATAGTTATTGTTCTATTGGTTGATGGTGTAACTCTACACTATCACATGGTTAATTCAACGAAAGGTTACTAAATGGTTAATGACGAGACTCCAGAATTTGCATATCAAGCTGAAGAACCTGTTCCTCAGGCTCAGGTTGATCTAGCAGCTTCGGAACAATCCCTAGTGTCATCTCCCGCAGATGCTGTTAATGCTAAGGAGCGGATTGCTTTTGCTGCATACGTTAAGAATCAAGGCGATACTATTCCTCCCAACTTCAAGGATGCAGGGGCTTGGTTTGATTCGCTTAAGAATGCTCAGAAAGAATACACACAATCTCGACAAGAGATTGCTGCGTTAAAGACTAAGTACAAGGAAGATGGTGGGGCTAACCCTAGCTTTGCAGAAGCACCCCCAGCTATTACTCCTAAGGTAGAAAAACCTGTAGTTGGTAAGGAAGAACTCAGGATTCCTGATGCTCCCGCAATCACACCAACCCCCACGGCTGTTGATTCAGTTGTCAGTCAGGATGATTGGAAAGCTTGGACTGTTGAGTATGCAACTAAGGGAACCCTTAGTGCAGAGACACAGGAAGTGATTAAGACAAAGACAAAGCTTCCAGACTTTGTGATCAATGAATACATGGCAGGTCAGAAGGCTAAGATTGAAGTTGCCTATGCAAAGGCAGCTGAGGTTATTGGTGGTAAGGATAAACTTACAACCCTGTTTACTTGGGCAAGCCAGAACTTGTCAAAGCCTGAGCAAGAGAATATGAATGCCTCCTTAGCATCCCCTAACTGGGAGATTGCTTTGTTGGGGCTAAACAGTAAATACGATAAAATGAATCCTAATAACAAACAGGGTGAGCCTGTTGTTAGTGCAACCGCAGCAAAAGTACCAGTTGCATCGACTCAAGTTCCTAATCAACCTTATCGCACAAAGCGAGAGTTTGCTAATGAACGAAACAATCCTAGGTTCCAGACGGATATTAAGTATCGTCAAGCTGTGGAACAAAGGATGATGAAAACAGATTTTAATAAACTACAAGCATAACTCAATTCAAGACTGAGAGTTAGCTTAGGTCTAGTAGGTAATAGAAAAACCCCCTTAGGGCAATGGTTATCTACCCTGCTAGATCACACTCAACATTAACTCCCTAAACAGGAATACTTAATGGGGTATGTAACAAACATTGTCTTACATGGTAAGAAAACAATTTTATTTTGGAGATTATAATTATGGCAGCAGTAGGTGATTTAGCAGCAACAGACTTGGTTTTACGTACCAGTCTTACGGATGGTCCTAATGGTGGTGCAGCAGGAGCAAATAAACTTTGGCTTCCTCTGTGGAGTGGTGAAGTTATTAATGCATATGATCAGTACAATATTTTCGAGAACCTCATTTCATCTAAGTCTTTATCTGGTGGATTCTCATACGAATTCCCAGTCACAGGACTTGTGTCTTTGAATGCATCATGGGATGCAGGAGAAGAGTTGGTTGGTGGTGACTCCAGTTCGACAACTTTCAAGGTCAACCTTGACAAGCGTCCAATGGCAGCTCACTTTGAAACAGACAATGTCGATCTCTTGATCACTCAATGGGATTATCGTTCAGAACTTGCTCGTCAAGCTGGACTTACATTATCAAGTACCCGTGACAAGCAGATTGTTTCTGCTCTTATAGCAGCTTCGGTTGCAGCTCCTTTAGATTCGGATCCCCGTGGCTTGGGTGTCAGTAACTTCCCAGCTCCAGCTATCGTTAATACTGTTAACACTGGTGCTATTGGTTTTGCGGTATCAAATTGCACTGATGCAGTTGCTCTCACAATTCTGCAAAAGATTGAAAACTATCTTGTGCTTATGCAAGAGAATGATTACCCAGTGCAAAACGTGATGTGTGCAGTACCACCAAAGGTATTCCAAGTCATCCGTGCTCTTGGTATTCCACGATCTGGTAATACAACATTTGCTAACCAACCAATGTTTGGTGCAAGTGATGCTTATGGTGGTGCAGGTATGAATATTCAAGCTGGTATGAATGCCTTGTCTGATTCATTGGATTACATGGGTGTAAAGATCGTCAAGACGAATCACATCCCACGTACCACTGTTGCAGCAGGACAAGCCAAATACAACTTGACTTGTGGAACTGTTGACATCTTCGGCATCATCTTCCAAAAGGAAGCTGTGGCTGGTTTGTCTTTGATGGGTATGAAGGTTGATTCCATTCAGGACATTCGCCGTAACACTCAGTTCACAGTTGCAAGCATGCTCAAGGGAACGGGAATTCTTCGTCCTGAGTTGTGTCAGATTTTGATTGGTCTTACTGCTGTACAGGTGTCTAGTGTTGCAGTAGCTGATACTGAAGGTGAGGTTAATACCCGTGCTTTACTTGCAGCACTCCTTGGTGCTGGTACATTCATTGGTGAATATGCAGTTACGTCTGCTTAATAGTGATTCATTTCCTTAAATGGAATACATTTTAAATACGCCCCCAGATCTCTAACGGGATCTGGGGGTTTTTGATTCATTACACAGGAGATACAAATGGGATTTATAACAAGACTACAAGCTGTAAATCAAATGTTATTAACATCAGGAGAAAACCTTGTATCTGACCTAGAAGATGCAAGCGGTATTGACACAGGCATTGCTCAGAATATTCTTGAGCAATGCTCATTGGACTTTCAGATGCGTGGTATGGCAAACAATAAATGTATCCGTAAGATGTTAATTAACAGTAGTGGTTATTTATTGCTGCCTAGTGGTGATGGAGATGAAGAGGGTGTCATAGCCACAGAATTAATTAGCTACCATCAAAACTCAGATGGTGATCAAATTAAAATTAGAATGTTAAGTGCATCCCCCAGTAGACTGTGGAATATTACAGATGATACTGATGTATTTGTAGAAGCTGATTACTATGTTGAGTTTATTATGAAGTTACTGTGGGAGAATCTTGATACATCTGTTCAACGAGCTATTCTTAGCTCTGCTATGCGTACCTATCAGATTCTGACTCAAGGTGATGGTGAGGCTGATGCCTACTTGAACCAACAAGAACAGATTTTTAATGCGAAAGGTCGAGCTGCAGATGTTAATGATAAGAAACGTAACATCTTCATGACTGGTGACCTTAGCTTGCGTTCAGCTGTTAATCGAAACCCATACTTAAATGACCCAAGTCGATTTAGATTCTGGCGAACAATAGGATAAATAATATGGCTAATATACGAAGACGACAACCTAAAGGTGCTAATATCTCAACTAAGATATCTATACCTAACATTTTATCTGTCAGTAGATTAGCTCCTGTTAAACGTCAACCTTATGAAGCTGAAGAATTAGATAATGTTCTTATCTCTCTTGAACGTAACGTAGAGAAAAGAGCTGGGTTTACTATTATTCCTCAAGATACAATTGGAACAGCTACATATACAAATGGGTGGGACTTTAGTTCTAACAATACCAAGCCAGAACTTTTTCAGCTTACTAGTTTAGATAAAGATGACCTATGGTATTATTGGTACAACATCAATGAAGATACACGATTCATGGTTGTTATTAACTTTGCTGCCTCAGGTAAAGATGATCAGCTCTTTTACATGTATCAGTTATTAACCACTGGTCAATGGAAGAACGTATCTTCCAGTACTCAATGGGATCCTACAGATTCAACTATTGCTAACTCATCTGTAGGTAATGCAAACAACAGTACTGTTGTTCAGGCTTATGCTACGGCTCAGAGTATTAGCTATGCTACTGCTCTAACTCACGGGACTCTCAAGCGGGACTCTAGGAACTACATTACATACAACCCTAACAGTAAGACCCCACGTGAGTCCCTGAAGGCGGTTACCTTAGGCTCTAATGTAATCATTCTGAACACTAATGTTTATGCGGGGTTTTCTTCTGATATAGATGGTCTACAGTTTGATCTTGGTGGTGTGGCTACAGGTACTGCGGATGTCGCAGGTCGTAAACTCACCTACTACTCAGCTGCCAAAGTCAGCAAAGTCTATGACGTAGGGGCTGATAACGCAGCTGGAGGTGGAGATGATATTTTTTTAGGATACATTCCTGATTCTGCTGCTGGCAAGTATATTGATGTATCAGATTATACGTATTATAAGTCTGGCTTACAATACCTTGGTCAAAAGGTTAATGATATCAGTTCAATTAAACTACCACCTCAGTCAGATGATTGGTATTCTACTAATACAAACGTAACACTGTCAGATACAAAAGCAAGTGCTATGTTAGCTTTGTTATATGATTCTACCCATCCATTCAGTACTGTTGTGGCTGGTAGGGGCAAAATTTATCAAACTCTATATCCTTTTTTAAACCTATCCTCAGGATACTATAGAGTTATTTCTTTTTCTGATTCTGAAATATATGGTTTTTCAACTACATCAATCCCTGTAACTTCTTTAGTTGTAGGGCAATCTTATAAAATTCTTTCAGTAGGAACTACTACTACGTGGGCATCAGTAGGTCTATCTGGTACTGCGGCTACAAACAGTACGTTTACCGCAACTGCTATTGGTACTGGTAATGGTACTGTTACAGCTGCGTATGCTGGAGTTGGTTATCCATATCTTCAAAAGATCAGAACACCTGATGAACACTCGTACATTGATCCCCGCAGGATGCCTCAGCGCATGGTTGTAACCATTGTTGGTACAACTCCTACTGTTGCCGTAGAGTCTATGAAGTGGAAACCACGTGAGTCTGGTACTAAGGATACAAATACTGGACCTAGCATCTTTAAAACTATCAGTGGTAAAGCTTTAAAGCATGTTAAAATTAAATCACTGAGTGTGTTTAAAGATAGATTATGGTTTGCAGCAGAAGATATAATATTTTCCTCTCAGTTAGGAGAGTATGAAAGTTTATTTATTGATGATCCTACAAACATTGTTGATACAGATCCTATTGATATCCGAGCGTCTTCTAATACCTATGCTGAAATTGTCAGTATGACTCCCTTTGAAGATTATTTATTTGTGGATACTAAAGCAAACATTCAATTTCAACTTACAGCTGGTAGTGATATATCTCTCCTATCCCCAACCAATGTTATTGTTTCTCCAGCTACTTACTACTCAACAACTCCTATCCTTGAGCCACAAACTATGGGCTCTCAGCTTTACTTCTTTGATGCAGGTCGTTTGTACTTGTATCTTGGTAAAGATAAACTAGGACTAGCAAAAGCAGTTGATGTTTCTGCTAGTATTCCAGGTTATTTACCTAAAAATTATAAGGTTGCCTGTACAGCTCCAACACAGGACAGTATTGTTTGTGTTGATGCTGATAATCTGAATCATATTTACGTCTTTACTGTACGTTTTTCAGGTGAGCGAGTTGTTCAAAGTTCATTCTATCGTTTTGTTTTAGATACTGCTTCAGAAATTCAAACTATCCAAGCATATGAAGATTATTTATATGTTATTATTAGAAATTTAGATACAGGTGTTTTCTCTTTTCAGAAAACAGATATATCAACTGTTGATATAGAAGTACCTAGATTAGATGATATGTTTATTTTTAGAACTAAACTAGGGGGCACATATCCAAATACATCTTACAACGCTACTACTAATTTTACTACATTCAAAGTTCCATATAATTTACCATATGTAAAAGGAACATCTCTCCTAGTCTTTGGACCTAAGAATGGATCTGGAGCTGCGTGGGATCCAGAAACAACACTAGGTACAATTATTTCATGTGATGTTAATGATGGAGGTACCTATAAAGAACTGGTAGTTCTTGGTGATTATGGTTATGATGATCATACTGTTTATATAGGTAACCCCTTTGAAATGAATATTACTCTTAGTAGTTTATTTTTACGGGATGTGAATGGACAAGTAGTTGATGGTACATTAAATATTAAAACAGGTGTTATTCGTCATAATAAATCAGGTCCATATACTATCAGTGTATCATCTCGTTTTCGCACAGCATTAGAATCTACATTCTATCCTAACTATGCCGATTTAGTTTTAGATGAAGGAAATCTTCCTTTGTCTATTGTAGATAATCAAGGTGAGTTTACATTTAAAGTCTTTGGCTATTCTGAGATTACAGTAATTTCTATTATTGATTCTAGTGTAACTCCTGTGAATATTGTTGGGTTAGATTTTAGAGGTAAGTTCAAACAAAAATCAAATATAATAGATCATTAAGGTTAATTTATTCATGAATAAAACTGATTATACAAGACAAGTATTAAATAGACTTTCTTTAGAGACTAAGACTATTAAAAACTTTACGTCAGCTGGTAATGTTCCTACTTGGCTTGCAGAAGGAGAGCTAGCTACTAATATAGTTGATAAAAAATTATGGGTTGGAAATACATTAAACACTCCCGTATTATTAATTAATGCATCAACAACACCAACAGCCCAAGGTCTTAATACAGAGATACAATTTAATGATGGTGGTCTTGTTGGAGCGCATGCTGGTTTAACATACAATAAAACAACCAGTACACTAACAGTTACTAACATAACAGCATTAACAAACATTACTGGAAACGCTGGTACAGCTACTCAATTATCAAGTTCAAGAACAATTGCTCTTGATGGTGAAGCATCTGGCAGTACTAGTTTCAATGGTGCAAGTAATGTAACAATAACAACAACAATACCACTTCTAGATGGTGGAAACTACTAAAGGAAAATTATGGCAAATACAATTAGAATTAGAAGAAGTACAGGATCCACTGCCCCAGGAACGCTTACTAATGCTGAATTAGCGTTTACCGAAACAACCAAGATACTGTATATTGGTACTGGTATTTCGTCGGGAGTAACTGCAGCACAAATCCATGCAATAGGTGGAATTGGTGCTTTTGTTTCTCTTGGAAGTGATGCACAAACTATTGCAGGTGTTAAGACATTCTCTGGTGCTATTGCATTGGGAACCCCAGGATCTGGAACTCTTAGTAACTGTACTGGTCTTTCATTAACAACAGGTGTATCTGGTATTCTTCCTGTTGCTAATGGTGGTACTGGTTCATCTAGTGGCATTAGTTTAACAACTGGTGTCAGTGGTATTCTTCCTATTGCTAATGGTGGTACTGGTTCAGCAAGTGGTGTAGATTTATCTAACGCAACTGTTTTCAGTATACTTCCACAATCAAAAGGTGGTACTGGTTTTAGTACGTTTGCTGGTGCAGGACTTGCTACCACAGCAAGTCCAACTTTTACTGGAACGTTAAATTGCGCAGCACTTACGTCTTCTGGTAATATTATTGTTGGTGGTACTCTTACTTTATCGGGTCCTCCAACTACTGATCTACACGCAGCTACTAAAGCTTATGTAGACGCTACGGCGCAAGGAATAGATGTAAGAGCTTCTTGCCGAGTTGCATCTACTACAAACATTGTATTGGCTACAGGAGGAACACAAACTGTAGACGGAGTAGTAACTGTTGCTGGAAATAGAGTATTAGTAAAAGACCAAACTGCATCCGCAGAGAATGGTATATATGTAGTTGCTGCTGGAGCATGGACTAGAGCTACAGATGCTGATAGTTCTGTAGAAGTTACTGCAGGTATGTTTACATTTGTTACTGAAGGTACTGCGAATGCTGACACTGGGTGGGTATTAACTACTAATGACGTTATTACTCTAGGGACAACTGGTTTAGCTTTTTCACAGTTCTCTGGAGCTGGTGCAGTTGTTGCAGGTAACGGTTTAACTAAAACAGGAAATACTTTAGATGTTGGTACAGTTAGTTCTGATCGCATTGTTGTAAATGCAGATAATATAGATCTTGGACAACCTACAATCACCAATGGCACTGGTACCGCTGGTATTAGCTTTATTCAAGCACAAACCGTTGATAGTTATGGAAGAACTACTAGCAAGACAACAGCTGACGTTAGAGCTGCCACAACTTCAGTGACAGGAATAACTTCACTGACGGACTCAACTAGCTCTACCTCCACAACCACAGCAGCTACTCCGAATTCTGTTAAGTCCGCATATGACATAGGAGCTGCAGCACTGCCTAAGGCAGGCGGTACTATGACTGGTAAAGTTACAACGGGAGCAGGTGGTGCATCTTATGCAAGTTTGTTGTTGGGAGTATCTGCTGCTGATCCATCACCTCTAACTTCTGGTGACTTGTGGAATAACACAGGTTCAATTAAATTCTATAATGGCTCTGCTACTAAGACTGTAGCTTTCTTAGATTCTACTAGTACAGGTACTTGGAATGGAGCTGTTATTGCTGGACAATATGGTGGCACAGGTATTGCAAATACAGGTAAAACAATAACTCTTGGTGGTAATTTAATTACATTAGGATCATTTGTTACTACTGTTACCGTATCTGGTACTACAACTGTTACGCTACCCCTGACAGGTACTTTAGTAACGCTAGATGGTGCTGAAACACTCACCCAAAAAACTCTTACTACACCAAAAATAGCACAGATTAATGATACAAATGGTCTTGCTGTCTTGAAAACTGCTGCTATTGCTTCTGCGGTAAATCAAGTTACCATTACAAACAATATAACAGCACAAGCTCCTCACGTTTCTGCAACGGGAACTGATACAAACATCAGTTTGCATCTTGCTCCAAAAGGAACAGGAAAATATGTTGTTGTTGAAAACGGCGCAGACGGAACAAAACAAATTGCTATTGGAGTAGCAGGAGCAACCACAGCAACGACAACATATTTTAATGCAGCACAGACTGTTGATAGAACTATTACTCTGCCAGATGCAACAGATACTCTTGTGGGTAAAGCAACTACTGATACCTTAACCAATAAATCAATTGCTGCTAATACTTCTGGAAATACTATTACTGGTTTAACTAATACTAATTTATCAGGTACTGCTGGTATTACTAATGCAAACTTAGCAAACAGTTCAGTTACTATTGGTAGCACAGCAGTGTCTCTTGGTGCAACTGTTTCTACTTTTGCAGGTTTAACATCAGTAACTTCTACTGGCTTTACTGGTGCTTTAACAGGTAACGCATCCACTGCTACAACCTTAGCAACTACTAGAGGAATTTATGGTAATAACTTTAATGGTTCTGCAAACCTTACTCAAGTAATTGCAGGAACTTATGGTGGTACTGGTGTTAATAACGGTGCCAATACTATTACTGTTGCAGGTAACGTATCACACGCTGGTTCCGCATTTACGCAAACATTCACAGCAACAGCTAATACAAGTGTTACACTACCAACTTCTGGTACTTTATTAAGTGACGGAAGTACTATTGATGGCGGCACTTATACTTGAGATAAACGGAGATAAAACATGGCTAATACAATACAACACAAAAGAAGTTCAACAGCAACTACAATTCCCACATCTGGTCAATTATTAGCAGGAGAACTTGCTGTTAATACAGCCGATGGAAAATTGTTTCTTAAAAAAGACAATAACTCAATTGTACAAATTGGAACTGTTGCGTCAGGTTCATCGGGTCAAGTGCAGTTTAACAGTAGTGGAACTTTTGCTGCTGATGCTGGATTAGTATACAGCAATGGCACTGCAGGATATGAAGAATTACAGGTTGGCAGTGGAGCAACAAGATTCCTAACAATACTCGGTAGAGTTGCAACAGGAGGCGCAGGATCTGCAATACAACCAAATAATGCGCTAGACATTGAATCGGTAGGCGGTAGTGAAATTACAATCGGGGATGCATCTGGCACTTATGACGGGACAAAAATTGTCGTTGGTTCAACAGACATTTCGTTGAGTGCATCAACAATCCACATTGATGGAGTAATTACAGGCTCAAACACAACCGCATCGACATCATCAGCGACAGGTGCGCTGATCGTTTCAGGTGGTGTTGGCGTTGCGAAGGATTCACACATCAACAGTCAACGCATCGGCGTTGGGCTTTTGCAGAACACCACAAACTTAGCAGTCGGTGCAAATACTCTTGCTGCAACAATCACAGGCGGCATAAACAACACGGCGATTGGATCGGGATGCGGTAGCGGCATCACGAGTGGCAGCCAAAATACTTTTCTCGGCTATGCGGTCGGAACGCTTGTGACAACAGGTGCGGGAAATTGCTCAATCGGATACGCATCTCTGAATCAAAATATTGGTGGAAATTACAACACAGCGATGGGCTATGGTGCTCTGCAAAACACGACCGCAAGCAACAATACGGCAGTCGGTATTGCAGCACTTCAGAACATTACGACAGGTGCGCTTAATACTGCAGTCGGTCGTGAAGCGGGATGTTTTCAAGCGGACGGTACGACCGCACTAACAACCGCAAACAACTCGGTCTATCTCGGTCGTGACACACGGGGAACGCAAAGCGATTCTAACTCTGTTGTCATTGGATATCAAGCCATTGGTCTCGGCGCAAACACGACGGTGCTTGGAAATTCATCCACGACCGCTGCAACTGTCTACGGAGTACTGACCCCTAGTAAGGGGCTACTTGCACCAGCAGGAACAACTGCGATTGCTCCCATTAAGTTACAAAGCGGAACAAATCTGACAACACCAACTTCAGGCGTAGTTGAGTTTGACGGAAAGGCTATGTACGGTACTGTTGCAAGCGGTCGAGGTTTAATACCAACCGAACAATTTTCAATTATCACAACAACTAAAAGCTTAACTAGTTCTACTGCTGCTCAAAATATTTTTGATACACCAGAAGATACAATTACACTTGCTCTTGACACGGCGTATTCCTTTGAGGGCTTTTTCAGTATTGTGAGTGGGACGACCAGCCACACAACAGCCATTACGTTGGTGGATGCTACGGCTGGATCAGAAAATATAAGTTGGCGTTGGATGGCTATGGGGCATAGTTCAGCTGCTGGAACTGTTATTAGAACGCAAGACACCGTTGTTTTTACTACTAATGGTGGAGTAATCACTGCATCCTCAACTAGTGCGCTTACAACAATATGGTGTCGAGGAGTTGTAATTGTTACATCTGCGGGTGCAACACCAATAGCAAGAAATATTGTTCCAAAAATAACTTTTTCTGCTGCCCCTACTAATACAAATCAAGTCGCTGTAGGTTCGTTTATTCGGTTTGTTCCTCTTGGTTCAAACTTAGTAAAAAGCGTAGGACCTTGGTCTTAATTTAACATAAACTAACAAAAGAAATAAAAAAATATGACCGTTGATCCAAGTATTGCCATTGTCATTGATTCAACTCTACGATCTCCTGAACAGATTGCACAGGACATCAAAGCATCTTATGACTCAGTCAATCTCATCAATCAGATTGTTGCTGATGATCAACACAGCGACGAGGTACACAATACCGTAATACGAAACGTGATCCACCTTCGTTCTTGTTTCACACTAGAGCACATCATAGAAAACGCAACGACCGAAGACAAGATCGCATTTGCAGATGCTGCGACACTTGGTGATACTTTTTTAATTAACAACTAACACAAGAAAATAAAATGACATATACAAACACACCTATAGTAGTCAGTCAACAAACCACTGGTTATACTTCTGGAAACATTCCATACTCCAGTATTGTTTTAATTCCAAGTATTCCACACGCAGCTCAACTAGAGGTTGAAAGAATTTTTACACAAGATAGAGATGGAAGTACAGCAACTCTATTGGCTTTCTTAGCAGACCCAGCTGTTACTACTGCTCAAAAGAAAGCTGTGTTTCTTATCCCCATCAGTCGTTGTACCTTGGATTCTATTACAAGTAACATCACAGCAATCGACTTACCTGCTTCAGGAGCTACTATTTATAATTATGTAGTAATAACCCCAACCCCTACTACTTATACTATAAAGGTACCAGCTTTAAGCAGCTCTACAGTTACAGTACGTCGTAAAACCGTATCAAATGAACCATTTGTAAACTGGCAAGCAGGAAGTCGTCTTACCAGTAAACAGTTAAACTTAGCAACAACTCAATCGTTATATCTTATACAAGAAGCTTTAGAAAAGATTGGTACATCTGTAACAATTGAAACAACACAGATTACAGCTGCCAGTCTATCAGATAATTCTGTAACCAATTCTGCTATTGCAAGCAATGCTGTGACAACTGCTAAGATTGCAGACAATGCTGTTACTACAGCTAAGATTGCAGACAATGCTATTACAACAGCTAAAATTATTGATGTAAATGTTACGACAGCTAAGCTTGCAGATAATTCTGTAACCTCAGCAAAGATTGCCGATGCTAATGTTACAACTGCTAAGATTGCCGATGCTAATGTTACAACTGTTAAGATTGCAGATAGTAGTGTTACAACTGCTAAGATTGCCGACAGTGCTGTTACATCTGCTAAAATTTTAGATGGTACTATTGTAAATGCAGCTATAAGTGCAACTGCTGGCATTGTTGATACAAAGCTATCTACTATTTCTACTGCTGGTAAAGTAGCTAATAGTGCAACTACAGCTGTGACTGCAGCTACTGCTGATACTATTGTGTTGCGAGGAACTAGTGGAGCTGTTACAACAGGTCTTTTAACCGCATCATCAATTTCAACTTCAGGAAATCTTTTATTTAACAGTGGGTTTGGGTCTGCTGCGGTTGGTTATGGATGTCGTGCGTGGGTAAATTTTAATGGTACAGGAACGATTGCTATAAAAGCAAGTGGTAATGTAAGTTCAATTGGTGATAATGGTGCGGGTGATTACACAGTAAATTTTACCACATCTATGTCCGATGCTAATTATTGTATAGCAACTTCTGGTGCTCGCACTGCTGCCGAAATTCAAGTAATTGGTGTTGATTACACAAACTCTACAAAAACGGCATCGGCTGTTCGGCTAGGCGCAAAGTTAATAGGACTTGCTAGATCAGATTCTGCCGAATGTAATGTAGCTATCTTCCGTTAATTTAAAAGGAACAAACAATGAACAAACGAATTATATATCCAACAGACGAAGGAACAGTATCTATTATTATTCCGTCACCAGAGTGGTTGCAAACTCACACAATTGAAGAACTTGCAGCAAAAGATGTTCCTGCTGGCAAGCCGTATAAAATTGTAGATGTATCTGAAATTCCAACAGATCGCACATTTAGAAACGCATGGGAGTACACAGCATTATGAGTATTATTATAAACTTTGAAAAAGCACAAGAAATTACAAAAATAAGATTAAGAACTGAACGAACACCTTTGTTAATAGAGCAAGATATTTTATTTCAACGTGCATTAGAAACAGGAGCAAGCACAATAGATATTATAGCAGAAAAACAGCGATTAAGAAACATAACAAATTTAGTAAATGAAGCCACAACTTTAAATCAACTTAAAACACTAACAAGCTACTAGATAATAAACCTTAATTATAACTATGACAAACAATAACACTAATAAACCCTTCTCTCCATCTATAGCTTTGCAGTGGTTACAACTAATTGTATTAACAATAGGAGTAGCTGGTTTTTTTACTGTGTTAGGCGGTAAAAATGAAACAATAAATAGAACAACATCAGACCTCAGTGAACTAAAAAACATTGTGCAAGATCTTGTAAAAAGTCAAATTACATTTGCTGTGAATGATGGAAGACATCAAGAAATGTTAGATGATCTTCGTATAAGAGTGTTTGATTTAGAGAAAAGGAGTATTCGATAATGCCATTAGAGTTAATCAGTTTGTTAGGTGGTGGTTTAGCTGGGTTTGTCTTTCGATACCTTGCTCAACGAGCATCAGATCAAAAGGAAATGTTTGTTCAACTACTTGCAGTCAATAAACAAACAACCGAGAACCAAGACAAGGCAGCCCTCAGGGTTCCATTAGATGTTGGTAAGGTTGTCCGTCAGACCATTGTGTTGGTTGTGTTGTTTGGAACCATTGTGGCTCCATTTGTATTGCCTTTCTTTGGGGTCCCTACCTTTGTAGAAGTCGATACAGTTAACCCAGAAGGTTTGTTTGGTATCATTCCCCAATACAGCCGTAAGGTTTTTGTTGAGGTGAATGGGTTTCTTTACACGTCTGAGAATCGTCAAATCTTGGTATCCCTAGTGGGCTTTTACTTTGGAACCGCAGCAGCAGGAAATAAATCATGAAATATATTCTATCTTTAATGTGTTTAGTTGGCTGTTCCACAGTCCCTATTCTTGTCCCTGATGCATCTCGACCATCGGTCATGGAAACCGTTATTACCCATGGGATTGATAAGCCTAGTTACTACTGGGTGTTGTGGTATGTACCTGTATTAGTTGTTGTATTGGGTTGGTCCTATGTCACCTTCATTAAGAAAGGCACTAAAGAATGAGTCGTAAACAAACAGTTAATAGGATTTATGATAAGCTGCTGAACGCATTACTGGAAGATCTATCTGACAGCTCTAAGTGTGGTCCTGGATTATATCAAGTAATCCGTGGAGTCATGCAGGACAATAGAGAGTTATTGGACAGTATTCCAAGTGATTCAATGGAAGCGGTTGAGCGGAAGATGGCTGCTTCTGTTCCCTTTAAGTTTGCCTCTACAAACCCAGCACCCCTTCAGTAAGGCTGAGGTGACCTATGATGCGTTTGTTCCTGCAGGGGCTACAGATGCCTAGGGTAACATAAGAAACGCAACACAGGAGATCCTAGAAAGGATACTAATGAATGTACCTCAAGAGGTGTTAGATGACTTTAGAAATCATCTATATTTTTGTTTCAAGTATTTAGGTCTTGGGTTACCTACCCCAAAGCAGTATGCTATGGCAGAGGTTCTTCAGAACGGCAGTAATGACTTTTTAATGCAAGCTGGTCGTGGGGATGGTAAGTCTGTTATCAATGCTTGCTTTGTGTCTTGGAAGATTCTTAAAGATATTAACAGAACTCAACTTGTTCTTTCAGCTGCTGGGGATAAGGCTATTAAGTTTGTATCTCAGGTTCGTCAGACCCTAGCTTTAGTTCCGTATATGCAACATTTGATTCCTCAGGAGTTTGAGAAGGATTCGGCATTCGGGTTTAATGTACATGGTCGTACTAGAATCAGCCAAGATCTTTCGGTATCCGCAAAAGGTATCACCAGTCAGATCACAGGATCCCATGCAGATGATATCTTGTGTGATGATATAGAAGTACCTGAGAACTCCGATAGCCCTGCATCCCGTGAAAAGTTATGGGATAGGTGTATGGAGTTAGAGAATGTAAGAAACAAAATAGATGATGCAACTATCAGATTCCTAGGGACACCTCAAACAAAAGACTCTATATACAATAAACTTGCAAGTCTATATACAGTTGTTAAGTTTCCTGCTGTTATGCCTGATATAACATCTCCTCAGGATTGTGAGAATGTTCATAAGTATATCCTTGGTTTAGAATTAGAAGCGGGTCAATCAACTCAAGTAGAAAGATTCTCTGATGAAAGACTGTTGGAGATTGAAGCAAAGATTGGTCCCAGCTTATTTGCATTGCACTATAAGCTTGATACAAGTTCATCCGACAGTAAACGATATCCACTTCATCTTGCAGACTTGTTAGTATTAGATGTTGATGTTGATATCTTTCCTACTAAAGTAACTTGGTCAAACTCAACACAGAATAAAAGAGTTGCATCCTTTGGTATGCGTGGTGATATCTGTTATGAACCCATGTGGGTATCTTCGGATCATACTGATTATATGGAAACAGTATTGTTTATTGATCCATCAGGTCGAGGAGAAGATGAGACAGCTTTATGTGTGGCATCCTTTGTCAATGGTTACATTGTGGTACATGAGTTGTTTGGTCTTCAAGGAGGATATGATAATATTACTTTACAAAAGATATGTAAGTTAGTTATCCAATACAAGATAAAGAAGATCAGTTATGAATCAAACTATGGTGATGGTATGTTTGGTCAGATACTGAAACCAGTCGTTGCATCTTCTTGTGGGCAAGTTGCCATCAAGGAATACAAAGTAACTGGGAATAAGGAGAGTCGTATCTTGCGGACACTGGAGCCTGTGTTTGCTCAGCATCGTTTAGTGTTTGATACGAAAGCAATTCAAGACAAAGAAAATCAAATACAAATAACGAGAATAACAGAAAGACGGGGGTCATTAAAACATGACGATAGAATTGACGTATTATCTGCTGCTGTGTCTTATTGGGCTGATGCCATTGCAATTGATCCTGATACCGCTATTAAAAAGAATCAATCTGATGAACAAAAAAAGATCACTAAAGACTGGATGTCCAATAAAAGATCATTAGGTTTACTTGGAGAGCGCATCAGTGGAGCTGTGTTATTGAATGGTCAAGAAGTTGGAAAGAAAAAATCTAAGTTTGGTACTTCAATACTAAAGAGGAGACAATGAATGCAGTCACAGGCATCGGTCCCCGCACAGGGACATCGTGGGTCATGGGCAAACTGCAAGAAGCAGGGCTTAAGGTCAATGGTCATAAATTCCTACCTGACCTATTAGTGCCCAAACATAACCCACAAGGTTACTGGGAGTTAGACCCTGATGAACCAATGCCAACCACAGGCATCAGTAAGTTATGGGGTATCTGGCATAACACAAATGTCAATAAGGTTGTGGTGTTAGAACGAGCTGATACCAAAGCACAACTAAAGTCAATGGATAAAGTTTTAAAAGATGAGTTACTGCTGCCGAAATGTGCATCACTGTGGAAACCTGAATGGACATCTAAAGCAGTCTTATCAATGTACATTACAGCAATGAATGAATGGCTAACAACAAGAGACTTAGAAAAGACTATGATAGTTTATACTGAGAATCTAAATAACGAAATAGACAATATAATTAAATTCTTACAGGAGGATAACTAATGGGAGTAGCAGCAGGAGTAATGGGTGGGCTTGCTTTAGCGCAAGGAGTAATGGGTGCTTTTTCAGCAAGCTCAGCAGCATCAGCGCAAGCACAAGCACAAAAACTACAACAACAACAAGCTAATTTTAAGAATGAATGGGCACATGCAGCTGAGCAACGAAATCAGATGCGTCAGTTCCAAGCAAACCTAGAAAGAAATGCACTGATTGAACGTGGTGCTAATACAGATCGAGCACTAGCTGAATTGTATTTAGATAAGAACTTTCAGAATGCAAAGGGAACCTTATCAAAGCAAACTGCAGCAACCAATGCTCAGTTTCTTGGAACAATGCAAGCACGTGGTATGGGGTCAACCTCAGGTACAGCAAGAGCATTGTTACGACAAAACATGTCAGCAGTCAGTGCAAACATGATTGCACTTAAGACAAACTATAGGCAATCCTATAAGGATATTGAAAATCAACAAAGCCAAAAGCTGGGGCAAAGACAATTTTCTTTTCAAGAACAATCAGTCTTTCTACCAGTTACTGGGGGTATTGCAGATTCATCATCAAGTGCATTAACCACAGGTCTTATTAGTGCGGGCATCCAAGGTGTTGCTGCTGGTTACTCAGCAAACCTACAGTATGGTGGTGGTGGTGGTGGTGGTGGTGATTATACAGCGTCTCCATATTTTGTTGGACCACGACAATAAGGATAAAATATGTCACAACTAAACAATAACTTTTACAATGAACTGCAGAATATTGCTTCTGCATCTATGCCAGTTACAACTACAAACACAAACCCAACAAACATTGAAGAAGGTTTATCAAAACAAGCTACAGCTAGACTAAAAGAATCAACTGATCTTGCAATGCAAATGTATCCATCAGAAGCAGGAGAAAGATTTGATTTCTGGAAGAAACAAAACAACCCAGAAAGTATGGATACAGATACAAAGAATGTTTATTGGAAGACATATGAACAGATGCATCCTGAAGGTATTGTTGGGGCTAAAAGAGATTTCGTAGATGTTACTAAGAGAGAGTTAGATGTTATTGGTAGTAATGTTGGTAAGGAGTATTTCCTAAGGGATAGGTTGGTGAATACACCAGCATGGGCACGTAAAGAATTAGATCCTATTTTAGGTGAACTTAGTGCAAACGTTGCTAACTCAAACTACTCTAAATCACAACAAGTCTATATGAAAGATTTAGATCTCAGGGCTTCTCACTTTGCTGCTAAGGCTCAGTTAGATCCTGATGTGTCTATAGATACCCATACAGAAGATGCTGTTAAATTGGAACAACTAAATCTTTTAGAATTGGGTACAGTTGTTCAAGGTCGTATAGGTGTTTATAATGAAGATGGTCAATTCTACCCAGCCTTTGGTATTAAAGATAGAACTGAGATTTTTAAAAAAGATATTGACGCATCTCCTTCTTTGGAAGAACAAAGTGTTGTTCGTGGTATTGCTCCTAACATTATCCGAAGAGCTGTTGAAGGAAATCTTGCGTTAAACCGAAACAAGATTCAAGCACAAGAACGCACAGGAGAAGCAGTCGCTACTGAGTATTTAACAACTGGTGCTTTTGGTATTGATAAATGGAATACAGCCTTTGCTATGTTACCTAACGTTACTAATTATGATAAACTAAAACAAGGTATTCAAGGAGAGATTTCTTCTGGCAGAATAACCTCTGAAAAAGATTTAATAAGAACAATCTATCAATCTATGGTCACTTATGGTCATCTATTTGAAAAAAATAAGGAACAGAAATAATGCCTCCACTTCAGCCTCTTCAACAAACAATCTTTGAACAAGGTCCAC